TGAGTGATGGCCAGCATTTCGTTACGGATGTTAACCGCAGAAACCAGGTCATCCAGACGCTCAGCGTCATCGTACTCAACGCCAACTGGCTGTTTGGTCATGATCGGAGAACCGTATTGCAGCTTGTAGTTCTCTTGTTCCCAAACTGGGTCCAGCAGCAGGCCCTGAGTTCTCCGGTTCTCGTTGGTACGAGTACCGTCGAAGCGCCAGCCCAGCAGTTCGATTTTCAGGTTGTCCATGATGGTTTTACCGATACCGGAATCCATCGACACTTCTGCACCAGTTGCGTCAACCAGATCTTCAACAGACAGGTTGGCACCGCTGATTTCGTACTGGCCGGAGCGCTGACCGTTGGTGAACAGGCTCATGGTGATGTTAATCACGTAGCGCAGGGTGTACTTGCTCTGTTTCAGGGCAGACAGCGCAGGGATGTCGTCGCCTTTATAATCCAGAGAGTCGCCGTTCAGTGCGAACTGAGTACGACGGAACTGGAGGACCAGCTCACGACCGTCACCTTCAGGAGGACGCTGGAAGCTTGCGAACTGCATGTCGCGAGTGTTCAGGATGATTTTCTTACCAGCCTTCACATCGTCGCCCGGCTTACGGACAGAAACCAGCAGCGAGCCCAGTGCAGCACCCGGCGCGATTTCGTCAGTTTCGTCGTAACCTTCAGCTACGATACCCGGATGCGCTGCCAGACGGAACAGGTTGCCTTTCAGCTTGCTGATGTCCAGATAGTTAGTCGGGTATGGCGGCACGCGGCCCAGACGCACGGTTTCGTTTTCGATGATGTCATCGCTCACGAAGTATTCGGCGTTGTCGCCATCTTCCATCACGTACGGCACGATACGGATAGCATCGTCTTGCAGCACGGTGTGGTCGGTCAGCGCGTTGTGCAGCGGCTTACGATCGTCAATGACGCTGTCTTTCGCCAGCAGCGCGTTCAGAATACCACGGGTTACGGTGGTGATTTTGGTACGCACGGTGATACCAACGTCGTTGGTGTCAACAGTGATGGTCGGGAACAGTTTCTCAGCGAACGCAGACTGGGTTTCCAGCGCGCGGACGTTCAGAGTCCAAGTCAGACCCAGGTTTTTATCCAGATCTTTGTTGGTGTAGTATTCGGTCGCAACCAGCGGCGTTTTACCGTAGTCAGCGTTCAGGGAAGCTTGGCCAGGGATGGCAACTTCCATGTAGTTGTTCCAGCGCTTGTCGGCAGATTCGCGAGCAGGCTTAGACAGGAACTCTTCTTCGTTGCCCATGGCAGAAAGAATCATAGCAGACGCAACCTGCGCCGCGTGAGACATCTGCTTACCACCGTACACGGCAGAGTATGCCTGGCCAGCGTTGTTTACAGCGGTAGAGAATGCGTGTGCGTTACTACGAACAGATTCGCCAACTGCAACAGTTTTCCACAGATCCGCAGTGGTGGTGCCAACTGCTGAGTTAGCAACCAGAGTGTTGCCTTGCTCAATCAGTCGCTCCAGATTGGAGATTCGAGTTTCTTTCATTTCAAGTTACCTTGTGTGATAAATGACATGCGTAGAGTTGCGTCAGCACTTCATGAGCAGCAAACTGCGTAGACGTGCTGAATGAATCATCCACGACGCGAGTCTTGGTACGCACATATTTAAAAAGTTCTGCGCAGAACGTCTTCTTCGCGGCGCGTTCGTCGCTGAGGGTGAAACCCGGATGTCCGGCCTTCGCTTCAACTAGAGACGCCACTATAACATCGTTACGTTGGACGAAAGCCCAGCGTAACTGTTCGGTGAAAGGTTCCCCATATAAATCGGAAAGGGACTCTTTCGAACCTTGTCTAACCAAGTCAAACACTTGGTCATAATATTTAACTGGAAGCAGCGGAGGTGCCATCAACGATTTGTAGATGGTTTCACGCGAGCAGTCCGGCAACAGCTTTGAACTGAATGCAATGGGAGCACAGTCATATAACCAGTTAAAGAACAGCGGTTGGAGCAATTCCAACTTTTTAACGCTGGCTACTTTATCTATGTTAGGTTGAACTTCCCATGCAGGGCTAAAACGAATTCGCATTGAAGGATGCTCCATGAATAGTAAAATGATGTTGATAACAGCCTTAGCCGCCTTATACGCAGAGAGCCTTCTGTCCGAGCCCGATAAAGATCATGACGTCATAAGAAAAGTGCTCAACGAGGTCAAACTCCCCGATTACGTCGAAGAAGGTGACGAGCGCTCGGCGTTAGCTGAAATCAAAGACATTATAACATCAGTCATCGACGGTGGTATGGATTACAACCACACCAATGTCATGAAGCGCTTGAAACTGGCTACCACGCAAACACGCCCTCTATACGATGTGATTGTGAAATTCATGGATGCTGAGGAAATGCCGGAAGCCGAAGAAGAACGTGTCGACTTTCTGAACAAATCTCTCTCCCAATATTATTTCCAATTGCGTCAGGCAATCCAAGGTGTGCAGTTAAGGCAATACCTCGGTCGTACACTCGGCGTGCTGAATGGCACAGAAACCCGTGTTGACCTCCAGACAGCGCTGAAAGATCTGACGGGATCAATGGCCACGTTCGGTGAACGTTCTCATAATAAGATTCCTTCACAGGTGAACAAGCTGATTACCACAGACAGAGCACCGTTTGTGAAGACGTTCAGCGACATTAACCGTAAGGTTGCCGGTAACGGTTTGAAGACCGGTTGGAAAGCCATCAATCAAATGATGGGGTGTAACAAAGGGATTACCGAAGAATTGTGGCTCATGCCTGCGCTGCCATTTAACTGTAAGTCTCTGTTTAGTCTCTTGACCGCTATCTCGGTTCCGTTGTTTAACACACCGGAAAAAGTCATGGCGAACGTAAAAGGTAACTTGGCTCCATTGATTCTGGACTTGAGTCTTGAGAACGAACTGGACGTGAACATCGCTTACGCTTATCAGGCTATCTACGGTCATTTCGAAGGCACTGCGCCGGTAATGACTCTGCCTGAGACGGCCACCGATGAAGAACGTGCTGCCCATGTTCAATCCATGGCGGATTACCTGATTGGTAAGATTCGTGCGAACGGGTGGGAATACTCGTTTGAGAAACACACGAACACCGACTTCAAAGTGCATTACCTGAATGACCTTATCTCCGGTTACAAAAATGACGGCTTCCACGTTGTGGGGATTCGTGCTGACTACCTTGGCACCATCAACAAAGCAGGTCACGGTAACGGCATCGCAGGTAGCGACATCAAAGAAATTTACCGTATGGCCCGAAACATTCAGGTCGTGCGTAACCACGGTTTCCTGTTAGCGCCGCACCAGATTTCCCCAGAAGGGAAACGTCTGAAAGCGGTAGACCCGGTTGGCTTCTGTAAGAACCTGCCCGGTCGTGGCTTGTACGACAACTGTACGAGTCTGGATAACGAAGCTGATGGTGAGGTGTACTTCAACAAGCGTGTGGTCAACGGTCACAGCTTCTTAGAAGTGCAACGTGGAAAACACCGTACCATTATCGACACCAACGAGAAACATCATTACACTGTTATACCGTTTGCAGACGTTGGCATCCTACCTTGGGATTGCGACAAAGAGATGACCGTGACGGCATCCTCTATCAACCACTTTACCGGTGGCATGGGCGACGATTTATTCTGAGCCTAACTCAGCTGGAGACTTCGGTCTCCAGCAGGGGCAGTTATGTGTCCCGCCGAGACAAAAAAAAATAAAGCATTTTATTATGGTGGAATTACTAGCCGGTGTTCGAGCACCGGCTAGGGTAGTTATTTCATCAACTATCTTTTGTTAAACAGTATGTCACCTCCTAACCCTTTAACGCGTGAGCGTGGTGCGGGGGCGCGTTGCAGTTCTGCTACACGCTGGGTGAATTGTAAAGAACGCTGTTGCTGCTCTTTGAGTTGGTTAAATAAGCTTTTCATGTTACTTACTCCAATGTGATTAAGGTTACTCTCCTTGCCGGGGGAGTAACCGGCTTTTATTTTCTTTGCGAAAATAAATAAAGACCCCAATCTCCGAAGAGATTGGGGGTACAACTAGGCTTCGAGCCGTGAGTCACACAACTCGTCGGTCGCCTTTCTCAGGTTCGCGACTAATTGGGGAAACACCACGTCCGCCTTTTTCAATGCAGCCAGATAATCGGCGATGGTTTCATGGGGCACGATAACCCCGTTTTCCAACTCCAGACCTTTATGGTGAGTCCGACGAAATGGTGAGTAGAGTCTTCCGTACCAGCAGTATACCCTGCGGTAGCGTACCACACGGAACTTGTGGTCGAGTGCCTCATCCCACAGGCAGCGTGGCTCTGTGAGGTGGTATTTCTTTGGGCCATAGAGGAAGTCTTTTACGCGGCCCATGCGGTGACGACACTTAAAAATGTTACCTTTAAACAAAAACGTTAACGCCAGTAACATACGACTCTTTCGCATTATTCGTCTTCTCCTTCTTCTTTCTGGTCAACAGGGATGGATTGCAGCGGGAACTCAAACTGCGACATAAAATTATCAACCGTGTCGCGGCTGTCTTCTTCAAAGCCCACATCAACGTAGGCAGTCAATTCGTACGTCCCACCTTTCGCGGTCAGTTTGTAGCGAATCTTTTCAATACCCCACAGTGTCATCACGTTCAGCTTGACGTTTTCGTACATAGCGACAATGCCGTTGCTGTCAAAGGTCGGGCAGACGTGATACAGCTCAGACAGCAGTGCCAACGCATCCAGTTTACAATCAGACGCATTGTGGGCTTTACGTGGGTCTTCTTGCAGGCGTTGTGTGATACGATCGTCGTTGTAGAAGTCGTCCATGTTGGTCAGGGTGTACAATGCCACCATCCGGCCAACCAACACGGCACGGTCTGCAAAGACCGGCGTGACGGCCATCAGATACGACGAAGCGTAGCTCAGTGCAGTGTATGCCGCATTGCGCTGTTCGCGTTGGTTGTCTTCATCACGCGGATAACTGGGCTTACTGAAAGAGACACCAGAGATAACTTGGCCCTTATAGATGACCACGAAAACCTTGTCTTCGCCGTTCGGGTCTTCGGAGACCGCCAAGCGGATATCTTCCACTTCGGCAATCAGTTTAGGGTCATGGCGCAGGGTCGGGTAACGGGGTGACAGGTCAAAGCGATTCAGTAACAGGGTCATCTTGATAGTCCTTGTGTAAACAAAAAATTAAGGTAGCCCGAAGGCTACCTATTGGATTAACCACGACCGGTGCACAGGTTAACGGAGTTTCCGTTAGCGCGGCAGGTGTCGTAGTCAGTAGAAACAGATAAGTACAGTGAACCGAAAGCCATGATTGCAACGATGGTCAGGATAGCGCGTTTATGTTTGAACATGATATTTTCCTCGATAGTCGATTAGAGATTGGAATGATTAAGATTTGCGCAGACGTGCCATAGCGTCAGCGAGTGACGCATCGGCTTTCTTGCCTTCGCTCAGGCTACGGGTTAAGACTTCGGTGGAGTGACGCAGTTGCTCTGACTGATGGCCGTGTGGATTGGTTTCAGAGATACGAGTATTGCGGGCAGCGACCAAGCGTTCTAAAGTATTCATAGGTATCTCCAGATATGTATTCAGATAAGGATTAATGTACAACTCTCACCTAGGTAATATATATCTGAGATTATTTTTAGTGCGACTGGGCCAATCGGATGACAGAAAGCGCCACGCCGTAGTATTCCGGCAAATCTAAGTGCATTCCTGTTGACCCATCCCAACCTTTGAATAACGCATCGTGAAAACCGATATCAGTGTACTGAGGATAATGGTTTTGGACAGCCGCCAATTGGTTTGCCCACGCTTGCCATGCGGTGTCTGAAATCACATTCTCATCCATCCGGTAATAGATAATCGAATGGACAATCATCTGCATACGCTTGCGGTGAAGGTATTCCCGAATCTTCATGGGTTCGGTTTCAACCCCTTCAATAATCAGAGCGTCTGTGTCTGCGGTGGGAATAAAGGTAAACGGCTCAAAGCGGTGCGTGGTGGGGATTTTATTCTTCGCCTTTCTTTTACTCATCTCAATTATCACGTTTAAACGCCCTCAGAAGCATTCTAAGCGCTTGTCGCGCCAAAGACAGTAAATGACCAGCATTTATAGGCAAACGCCTACAAGGTCATTTTAATAAGAATATCCGACCCCTTGCGAGGTCGGAACATTTTTCTTTTATTGCCCCATCACAGTCATCGGGGGCACGTCCATGACCTGCACGCCTTGCAGCGCGCTGATGACGATACGTTCATCGCTGATAACAATCACGGCATCTTTCGCATGAAGGCCATATTCTTTCGCTGCACCGAGCGTACACTCGTTGTCGTACGGGGTCAGAATCTGACATGGGAAGGGCACGTAGGAGTTGAACGTGATCAGTGGGCCGTATTGCAGCACCGGGAAGATTTCGTTGACGTTGGTAGACAGCTCACGCGTCGTTGAACGCGCCACACAACGGATTGCTGCACGCATTGCCACGGTGTTCTGCGGGTCACGGGATTCGCCAACCATCTGGAAGCGGAACATGTTGAATTCGTAGTCACCGGCATCGACGGTATCCTGCGGGGTGATACGCTCAACGTAGCGCGGATAGGTTGACTGGTCACCAACGATGATGTCGTTGGACAGCTTCTGGCCGTAGAAGTAGATGTATTCGAAATCATACTGGCCACGCAGTGCAGACCAAACCGGGAGAGTGGTCATGCAGTGCAGGAACAGCAGTTGGCCCAAGGAGCCTTTTTCACTAATCGGCAGCTGACGACATTGCTCCACACCATTTTGGGTATAAATGATTGCCACGTTGGCATCAAGGCTGGACGCCATGACGTACAACAGTGCGATTTCGCCGTCACGCGGTAAAACCTTAACGATACGATCCCAGAGGTTCGACGGTCGGCTAAAGTTTTTCTGTTCGTGGGCTTCAATCTCCTGGATAAGTTGGCCAGGTAGGCGGAGGGCGTAAACTGAGTTCATTACAAAGTCCTTATGGTTACGTTAGCATAGAACGGCACTATGCTGTATTTTTTTGTTTCCCTAACCAGAGCGTGAGTTCTGATTGGGTATTGTGGTTTGCTGTGGCGATAGATCCGCCATCCAGTCCCGCTTGAAACACTTCCCCAACCACGGTGCCGTAGCGGCTGTAAATGCCGTACTCATTGGCATACACATACTTTACCGCCATTCCCGGCTTAATAAGGCCGTGTGCAGAGCGGTTCCACGTCACTTTGGTAAATGTGCCTGTAGAACGGGCCAGTTTCGCGCGGAGCGGTTTGTCGTTGTCGGTAAAGCCTTGTTTGGCCACCGGCGCATTCGTGACCTTACCGGCATAATCGACTGGGTTGGCTTGCGAGACGAACTTATCCGGCGTGGTCATACTG